CTAACCAACGTCCTTTTTTTCATGAACACAGACTTTTAGCATTGACAATATTTCTTCCGCCTGTTCGGGACGACTTTTACTTAATTTGGTCATAGCGTTAGATAAAAACTCTACCACAAACGCACTCAACGGTAGTCGAGTGGTAACGTAATGTTCCTCCATTACCTCCTTGATAATTTTTATAAAATTATCGACACTCCATTTATCCCCTTTTTTCAATGCAGCATTTAATCCTTCGACTGATGCAATAAGTACATTACCAGGGACTTTTTTCAGTTCCCAAACCCTTATCTCTAACCTACTTACGTCCGAAGCGAAACCTAGTTGATCTTCCTGAAGCTTATCCGCCTTTGCTTCGGCTCTAGCGGCAGACTTCACCCCCTCAGCAAGCTTTTCCTCTAATGACACTCTAAACTGCTCGAATTGCGATCGAATCTCTGTGGCTTGGGATAGCATTCTATCGAGATCTTGTTGACTTCTTGCTTCATGCCGGGCCTCGATCTCGCTGCTCACCTTTGAAAATTTGGAATCAATATCAGAGTTTAACACTGCAAGCTTTGCAGCATAATCATCTTGAATACGCTGAATATCTCGCTCATGAACTTTAAAGCTCGTAAAAAAACTAGCTGTAACTAGAACCAAAACTATACTTACAGCCACCCCGAGAGACCATATGACAATACTTATAAGCGTACCCTGAAACTCTGCCACTAATAAATTTTTTTCTTTTAGTGTTTTCAGCTCGCTTGCTAGCGCCTCCTCTTTTTTTACACGTTCGATCTCAAGGCTCGATACAACATTTGATTGAGGGGCCAATTGCGGCTTGTGCTGAAGGTCAGCCCCCCCTTGGATCGCGGTAGCAATGACATTCTTCTCCTGTTCCTTAGCGTCAGACGGCCCCGAAAAAACCGCCATTGCAACAAGCGTTGCGCACATCACAAACCCTAGAACCCGCAATCTCATATTGTAACCCCCGAAAAAATGCTTACCGATAGCAGCTAGCCACCATCATATCTTCTTTCAGTACGAATACATATCGTATCAGTGCATTTGAGTATCTCTTTACAGATAACGCCTCACCACCACAGAGTAAGAACCACGCGAAGCAAAGTATACAATCGTGCCGAGTCTTTTCGGCGGACGACGAAGTCCGCCCTTGCTCTGACCGTGGTGAGAGAACGTCATGGTAGTCGACTCGGCGCACAGGCTAATTTTCGGAAGGTGCCCAACACTATTTAGGACTGATTCGACACACACCCATGCAGAAAAATGGCCATGAGCTATTATGTAATCTCAAACCACTGATGACGGGACCGAATATGGAAATTATAATTTCTAACTGCAACAACATAGATAGCGGGACACTGCAAATCACCCCAAACAAGCTCAACATTAAATATGCAACAAACGGCAGTGGCAAAAGCACAATCGCAAAGGCATTAGCATATTCCATTAATGACAGACTCACAGGCTCAAGGAAAATACTGGAACTTACAGCATTTAAAAACTCTCACAACAAGGAGGCCACCCCTCAAATACAAGGAGCGGAAGGCATAACAAAGCTGAGAATATTTGACGAGGCGTACATTAACGATTTCGTATTCCAAGCCGACGAACTAGTAAAAGGCAGTTTTGATATATTTATACGAGACAAAAATTACGAGTCTGGCATGGAAGAAATAAAATCCTTAACCAACGAGATGAAAGATCTTCTAGTCGGAGACCCTGAAATTGAAATATTAGCATCAGACCTGATTGAGCTTTCAAGTGCCTTTGGCAAACCGGTAAAAGCAGGGTTCCATGCTTCAAGCAGTATTGCCAAAGCACTAAAATCGGGTAACAAAGTTGCCTCCATCCCGAAAGGATTGGAAAAATTCTCCAATCTAATTCAACACGAGCAAAATTATAAATGGGTAAAGTGGCAACAAGAAGGTCTCCCTTTTTTAGAAATATCATCTGACTGCCCCTACTGTACACACGACGTAAAAGACACAATCGAAGTTATAAATAACGTCACCAAGACCTACGATTCAAAGTCCATCGAAAGCCTCAACAAGACCGTAACAGTTTTTTCAAAACTCAATAAATACTTTACAGACAGCACACGTACAAGCATTGATAGCTTTATAAAAAATATCGATGGCTACACGGATGCACAGGCTGAATACATCCGCGAGGTCTGGGGTCAAATTGATCGACTCTCCGAGAGTTTAAGAAGGGCACAAAACCTGGGGTTTTCGTCATTTAAAAATGTGGATGTGATTATTGAAGAGCTGAAAAACTATAAGATAGATCTCAATCTATTCGTCCACCTTAATTCTCAAAGCACTCAGGATAAAATTCAGCTTATCAACAAAGGCATTGATGGATTGCTAGAAAAAGCTGGAAAATTACAAGGCAGCGTAACAAAGCAAAAAAAACTTATAGAACGGCTAGTTGAAATTAACGGAACCGGAATTAATGACTTCTTGCGCAACGCAGGATATAGTTATTCAGTGAAGCTCATTGAAGACGGTGAGAACTACAAACTCAAGCTATTGCATAACTCTACGAAGGGGGAGATCGAGAATGTTCGGTCCCACCTCAGTTATGGCGAGCGAAACGCGTTCTCACTAGTATTATTCATGTATGATTGCCTAAAGACAGAGGCCGAACTAATAATACTTGATGATCCAATTTCATCATTTGATAAAAATAAGAAATACGCCATTGTCGATGCGCTATTTCGAAAAGATAACTCTTTCCGGGAGAAAACCGTTTTACTTCTCACCCACGATTTTGAACCTGTAGTAGATATGATGCTGCATCACCCCGATCGATTTGTAAAACCGGCTGTTTACTTCCTCGAGAACAACTCCGGCCAATTGAACGAAAAAAACATAGACAAAACCGATATCAAAACGTTCATAGAGATCGCTATTAGCAACTCTAAAACTGATTGCCACGACATTAACCGCCTAGTTTACCTGCGTCGATACTACGAAATCATTCAAAACAAAAAAAACAGCTTCGACATTTTGTCTAGCCTTTTCCATAAAAGATTGACCCCCTCGAAAAAATCTGCAGAGGGTAATTTTACGGATTTAACGGAAGAAGAAATACAGGACGGAACCAACCACATTATTTTATTCGTTGAAAACTTTGAATACCAAAGACTCATCAAACTAGTACAAGATGACGCACAAATGAAAGCACTGTATTTCTCATCAAAAAACAATTACGAAAAACTGCACATATACCGAATGTTATTTGACGGAAAAGAAAAAGACATCGAGTCTGATGTGATACGCAAGTTTATCAACGAAGCTTTCCACATCGAAAATAATTACATTTACCAACTCAACCCTTCCGAATTCCAGCTAGTGCCGCAGTACGTTATAGACGAATGCGACAAATTTATAGGTGGCTTATAGGTAGGTTTAAATCGTGGGGCGCATCCAACTGCAAGTACCGCACACCATTGCATAACGGTTCACGGGTAACTGTGAGATAAGCCACAACTGCTCAGGGATCGTTGCCACATCCAGATCCACCTTTGGCTTTCATGTTGACCCACGGGAAAGAGGTCAGGAGGGTTAGTTTTTGTGAACCGTCATGAAAGCGTTATGCAGTGAGGGGTTGCCAAGAATGGCCAAGGTTAGCTTCCAGTTAGATTTGGTAATGTCATTACCTCTTACCCACACCAAACAAAAAAATAAAAACCCATTAAAAAACAATCACTTATATAAAAACAACTTTTACCTAACCTTACCTAACCTCTCAAAGTTAGGTCTCAAGCCCAACAAATATGGACCTTCTGTTCACAATTCCCCCAAAAAAAACCTAACCCTTTTCTCGTGCCGCCATCTGAATTCGCCTTCCTGAGCCTGCACGTTTAAAAGTGCGAAAATCCCACCGCCGCAGGGTTTCGCAGTATTCGATAGCCAGGAAACCCTTCGACAGCACACGACGGGCTTGATTTGAATGGGAGTGCAGAGGCGCAGAGAAAGAGACCCATTTAGCCCACAGGAGTGGTGGGGGGATGCCGGCGTGCGCTGGTGTCAAAACTCAAAGAGATGGAGATGAGAATTAATATCGACATGTATCGTTTGAATGGCTACCGAGCTATGGGCAGCTGAGAAACCACGCGGGCATGCCAATGGCGTTGTAGAATCAGAGAGGGCTGAGTAATGAGCGAAGCCTGAGACGATGTCAGGAGAGGCACATGCAAAGAGATATGGATTTAATGAGGCTCGTCATATTACAAGTCGAGAAAGATCATGAAGGACCAAACGACTTAATAAGCTACGAAGACTTTAACCACGATATGGTTATTGATGGATTTACCCCCGCACAAGTCGAATACCACTTAAAACTGGCTATCCAAAGCGGGCTTATCGATGTTCCGCGTAATGCCGGTGGCCTATATATTTTTTCTGGACTCACGCCATCCGGACACGACTTTGCCGACGCGGTAAGGGACGAAAAAATTTGGAGTATGACGAAAGAGGGCGCGCTCAAAGCAAGCGGTTTTACATTCGAACTACTGGGCCAATTAGCAAAGGGACTGATCAAGCAGCAACTCGAAAAGCATACAGGGGTTGCACTGTAATGAGTTAAAAAATCGCCTTCGGCGGCTTGGCTATGCGGTTCGGACTCGTCCCCGTGACATCTGAATCAATGATTCAGCATCGAACCGGTGTTGACGCACCGGTTCGCCGCCTCGTTTGTTTTGTGGGGGCTTAGCCTTTTCCGCTGATTTCATATGGTTTGAAGCGCAAAACCTGGTCCCCCAACCAATGATTGAGTTGCAACATGCGCGTCTGAATGGGCTCCAGCTCGTTAGCTGCATAGATCTGCGCCGCCTCCCTAATCGACCCAAACCCACCCGCGTTCTGCGGCACGATTCCCATCAACTGCGGTGGAATCCGCAAACTCGCCAGCACATCATCACGAGTCTGATTCTTGATCGAGTTGAATTCATCCTTCGCCGCCACCTCACTGACCGGTATCAGCTGAATCCCATCCTTCTTGCCAGTTGGCGAGTAAACAAACAGATTCCGAAAATTCCCCGGTCCCTTCGACTCCTTCAGCGCCTTACGCAACGCATCAATATCTGCCTCAGTCTGCGCCGCATCGGTCATGTACAGAATGAAACCCGCGTGACTCCCATTCTCGTAATACTTACGCCGGAACAGCGTCGCGGACTCGTTCAACAGCGCCGACTGCAAAGCACTGATCCACTCCGGCAGCCCATAAATCTCCTGATGCAAGTCCGCCTCGCGCAGATGAAAAATGGTGCCCGGCTCAAACGCGTGTTCATTCTTCCAGCCCTGCACCTGGTAGAACTGACCATCCAGCCCGACCCGCATGTACTTCGCCAACGACGGCAGCAGTTGCCGGGTGCTGCCCAGCACCGACCGGCGTTTCTCCAGAAAGCCATTCCCCAGGCATAGAAAATCCAGGGCGAACTGTTCAAAAGCCGCCCGGGACAACATCGGATGCGGGATAAACGTCTTGCTCAATAGGTTGCGCTTGAACATCAACCCTGAATGCAGATGCACGCTCGCCCCTACAGAGCGGGCGAGGCCATTGAGCGACAACGGCGGCTCATACCACCGCCCGTTGAACCAACACTCCAGGTAATCGAACACCTCCCGCCCACCCAACACCGGCGTCGGATCCCCGAAGCTAAACACCTGGGTACCCGCATTGGCGGCGTCGAGGGTGGCCGGCAGTAGCGCTTGGCTGGCGAGTTGTTCGGTCATGTGAAAATCTCCATTCGCCCGGTATTGGCAGCGGTCTGCCCTTCGAGCGGTTCGTTCTGCAATGCGTGGAAGAGCGCCCAGGCCAGGTCGGCGTGGCCGGTGTTGTCGTTGCGGCCGGCGGTGTAGGTGAACTGGCGACCGCCTGCGGTGATGGTTTTGCGAATCGCCATGAGTGACTGGGCCATGTCGGTCCAGCCGGCGTCGAACTCCAGCCGCCCCTTGTGGATCACGTCGTAGGCCTTGAGTACCAGACGGGTTTTCACCTCGGGGGAGTAGCTGAAGGTGGTCACCGCCGGGAAGAACTGGCGCACCAGCTGGGCGACGCCACTGCCGAGGCCGGTGACGTCGATGCCGATGTAGGTCACCCAGTAGCGGTCGCACACGCCCTTGATGGCGGCGGCCTGGGCGGCGAAGTCCATGCCGCGAAACTGGTGGCGCTCAAGCACACGGAATTTGCCGCCCGGCACCAGTGGTGGTGCGACCACCACCAGGCCGGAACAATCGCCCGTCTCGGCCGGGTCGTAGCCGACCCACACCTGGCGGTCGCCGAACGGACGCATGGCAAATGGTTTGTAGTCCTCGGCCCACTCCACCCAGCTATCGACCATGCAGGACTGCAACACCGACAGCGGGAAGATGCTCGCACCGTCATCGACGAACTCGCACATCAGCAGGTTGGCGAACGCCTCGGGGCTGTACTCCCGGCGCAGCTCTTCGATGTCGAACAGGTCGCAGCCGCCCCGCTCCGCGTCGAGGATGGTGACGATCTGGCGCCACAGCCGGTCCTCACAGAACCGTCCCTGCTGGAGCGCGCCGTGAGTCACGTCCACCTTGGTGTGCTGCGCGGCGGGCTTGCCCTTGTTGAAGCGCTCGCCCGTCCAGAAGGTGTAGGCCTCGTGAGCCATGCTCGACGGTGTGGAGAAATAGGTTTTGCGCCACTTCTTGTGCATCGCCATGCCCGAGGCGACCTTGTTCAACTCCTCAAACTTGAACGTCCAGAAGAACTCATCGAAGTAGAAATTGCCGTGGTAGCCCTGGGCGGTGCGGGCGTTGGTCCCGAGGAAAAACAGCTCGGCGCCGTTGGGCAACACAATCGGGTCACCAGTCAGCTCGACGCCGATGACTTCCCGGGCGAAGGCCTGGATGTAGCCACGGAACAGGTAGGCCTGGTTTTTCGAGGCCGACAGAAAAATCTGGTTGCGACCGGTGTCCAGGGCGTCGATGAACGCCTCGCGGGCGAAGTAGTACGTGGCACCGATCTGCCGGCTCTTGAGGATGACGCGAGTGCGTTGGTTGCCTGCCCGGAACCAATCTTTCTGGTAGTCGAAACAGCCGTCGATGAAGGCCTCGCGCAGCAGCTCGATCTGGTCTTCGCTGATATCGTTCTTCGGGGATTTTTTCTTCGGGCCCTCGTTGCGTTTGGCGAGGTTCGGGTTGAGGTCGGTTTCGGTACCACCATCCTGGTAACGCTGAATACGGGCCTGACGCTCAAGCTGCCGATGCAGCAGATCGATCTCTTTGAAATCGCCGCCGGTCTTGTTGTCCTTGAGGATCAACTGCACCAGACGTGCTTCCAGGGCGCCACCAATACGCTCGACGTTATCGGCCCGGTCCCACTTGTCGCGCGCCTTCCAGCTGTGTAGCGTTTTCTCCTTCTCGCCCGTCACTTCGGCGATCTCGCAGACGCGCCAACCCATCCAGTACAGGAACTTGGATTGGCGTCGGGGATCAATCGGCAGCAAGGCAGTCGTCATAATGACCGAGATACTGCCTAACGCACACTGGACGCTACAGCATCAAAGTTTGTAGACCAATCATCAACAACTTCAACGAAGAATAACTAAACTGCCCGTAATTAGGACTACGAAAATATAGATACGTCACTATCACTCTTGGCTCTCATCCCCCCAATAAATGATCTCAACATTTGCAGTATAATCTCCCGTCCGTCCGGCAACCTTCTCCATTATTTCTTCTGGAGTATCATCGCGGAAATTCACGACATGCCCCACTAAGACTCCATCGTCTGTATATTCAGCCTCTTCACTGTGCATCCACTCTTCGAGCTCCTCGATAGGAAGACCTGTTGCATCAGCCAAAAGCTCTTCCAGAGTTTCCTGATGGCGCCCTCCGTCCACAGGATATAAAACCGAATCATACTTAGCCGGAAGCAGCGCAAACTCTCCCCAGCCGAGATCACTTATAGCCAATCCCGTTCCACTCTTAGATACTGCCCCATACATCATTACTACTCTACCAATGGCACCATCGGTAATTCCATGTTCTTCAGAATCACGCACGGTCATTTTTAACGTAAAATCCCCATACTCACTATTATTTTCATACTCGATTCGGGTCATCTGAATATTGGTAGGTCTTCCCTCCCCCATCAAGCGTATTTTCTTAATACGACCATAATACAGCTTAGGCTGATCATTAACCTTTTCAACCTTAGAGACCTCGACCAGTGCATCACTTAGCAGTTGCGCGTGCTGCGCCCCCGGCAAATAATAATATTTATGGTAGTTTTTATCAAATGAACGACATAAACCTCGCACGGAAGTGATTCTACTAGGAAGCTTAACTTGCTCTCCGTTATGTCGTCGGATCGGAACACTGGCTAGCTCACCATCTAAATCTTCAACCACAGGACCGACGTATTCTTGCCCAGGTAATTGAGGAGCTATTGGCTTTTGTTTCATGAAGCTTTTTATTACGACTAGCAGCTCATCATCTACAGCCTGCTTAGCCTCTTCTTCGTTAGTGAATCGCTGTCCATCTCGCTTTTTAACACGGAGGCCACATGGGGGACTATGTTTTCGACTATGAGCAAAAAAAGCGGCTCGCCCATTAGAATCTTTGTCACCCGTCTCTGGAGAGCGAAATAAGCCTACACAGCATTCTGGACAAAAAATTGCCCCTTTCATTTCATTTTGATATTCAGAGGTGAGAATTGATTTTGCTGCTGAACGCAAATAATTTTTATCCCCTGGACCATACGTCCAACCGGGAAGGTAATATGCGAATTTAATTCGATTGCTTTCAGCCTTCCCTAATTCGGTCATCTTAAATTCCTTTTCATAAACTATCAGGATGTCTCTTCCACTTTTCACCAAATAATGGCACATAAGCATCATTTGTAAAGTCAACGAAAATATTAATCCTTGTGCCTTCCCCGCCTACAGTCCCGCCCCGTTGCCGCCGCTCGCGCCCATGCCGACCATGCCCCTCATTGCAACGCACTGAGAATCCCCCGGCATGAAGAAGTACCGCAGCAACTGGTTCCGCGTCGCCATCGAAGGCGCCACCTCGGACAAGCGCACCATCAAACGCAGTTGGCTGGAACAGGCCGCCAAGAACTTCAACCCGTCCACCTACGGTGCCCGTATCTGGCTGGAGCATTTCCGCAGTCTGCTGCCCGACAGCCCCTTCAAGGCCTATGGCGACGTACTGGCAGTAAAAGCCGAAGAAGTGGACCTCAACGGTCAAAAGAAATTGGCGCTGTTCGCGAAGGTCGAACCTACTAACGACTTGATCGCTATGAATAAGGCCAAGCAGAAAATCTACACCTCCGTCGAGATCGACGAGAGCTTTGCCGACACGGGCGAGGCCTACATCGTCGGCCTCGCCGTGACCGACTCACCCGCCAGCCTGGGCACCGACGTCCTGGCGTTCTCAGCGCAGAAACCCGAATCCAGCCCCTTCCAGGATCGTCACTATTCGGAAACCTCCATGTTCACCGAAGCGGTCGAGACCGAGCTGAAATTTGAAGAGTTCGAAGAGAAGCCGAGCATCGGCGCCCAGCTATTCAACAAGGTGCAGGCGCTGTTGACGGGTAAGCAGGCCAGGGATGACAGCGAGTTCTCCCAGATCGGTGAGGCGGTCGAAGCCATCGCCGAACACGTTAAGGATTTGCCCGACCAACTGGCCGCCGAGAAGCAATTCTCCAAGGGGCTACAAACCCGACTCGATCAAGTCAGCACCGAACTGACCGAGTTGAAAAACCAGCTCTCCACCACCCAGGATCCCAACCAGAAAACGCGCCCCCAGGTCTCCGGCGGCGGTAACCAGGTCATGACCGACTGCTGACTCATCAAGGACGATCAACATGCGTAACGACACCCGAGTACTGTTCAACGCCTACCTGCAGCAACTGGCGCAACTGCATGGAGTGGCTGACGTCACCACCAAATTCACCGCAGACCCCAGCGTTGCGCAAACACTGGAAACCCGCATCCAGGAATCCAGCGCCTTTCTCAGCGCCATCAACATTTACGGCGTATCGGAACAGTCGGGGGAGAAGATCGGGATCAGCATTGACGGCACCATTGCCAGCACCACCGACACCACTGTCAAAGACCGTGAACCACGCGATCCGAGCGGCCTGGACGACCGCGGGTACAACTGCACCCAAACCAACTTCGACACTGGTATTCGCTACCAGAAGCTGGACCAGTGGGCCAAGTTCAAGGACTTCCAAGCGCGCATTCGCGACGCCATCATCAAGGCCCAGGCCCTCAACCGAATCATGATCGGTTGGAACGGTATCAGCCGCGCCGCGACATCCAATCCAACCATCAACAAACTGCTGCAAGACGTGAACATCGGCTGGCTGCAAAAGATGCGCGAGGAAAACCCTGCCCGGGTCATGACCGAAGTGAAAGACGGCAGCGGTAAAATCGAAATCGGTGCCAACAAGGACTTCGCAAACATCGACGCCCTGGTCGTCAGCATGGTCAACGAGTTTATCGAACCCTGGTATCAGGAAGACACCGAGCTAGTGGTGATTTGTGGTCGGCAACTGCTGGCCGACAAGTACTTCCCCATCATCAACACAGTGCAGGCACCAACTGAATTGTTGGCTGCCGACATCGTCACCAGTCAAAAGCGCCTTGGCAACCTGCCGGCCGTGCGCGTACCACACTTCCCGGCCAGCGGCCTGATGGTCACTCGCCTCGACAACCTATCGCTGTACTGGCAAGAAGGCACCCGCCGCCGTACCGTCGTCGACAACGCCAAGCGCGATCGCATCGAAAACTTCGAGTCGGTCAACGAAAGCTACGTCATCGAAGACCTGGGCTGCGCCGCCCTGGCCGAAAACATCACCCTGAGCTGAGGCGGCCATCATGACCAACCCCTGTCGTCACCATTTTGAACGTGTAACGGCTGCCGTCGAAGCGGCGGCTACAGACCCTACCCAAACCATGGCCGGCGCCACGGCGTACGAGCACCAGTTAAATCAGTTGCTGCAAGACCGCCTGCGCCTGAAACAGGTCCAGTCCAACCTGGGCAAGGCCGAACTCAAACGCCAGCTACTGCCGAGCTACGAATCCTACGTGCAAGGTGTGCTGGAAGGTGGCAAAGGCGCTCAGGACGAAGTGATGACCACCGTCATGGTCTGGCGCTTCGATGCCGGTGACTTCAGCGGTGGCCTCGACATCGCGACCTATGTGCTGAAGTACAGGATGGTCATGCCGGACCGCTTCGCCCGCACGTTGGGATGCCTGGTCGCTGAAGAGGTCGCCACAGCGGCCTTCAAGGCTCAGAAAATCGGCGAACCATTCGACTTGGCGATCCTTCATCGCACCGCCGAACTCACCGACGCCGAAGACATGCCCGACCAGGCCCGCGCCAAGCTGTTTCTCGCCATGGGCCGCGCCACGCTGGAAGGTCTCACCGAAGAATCGCCAGGCCAACCCGGCGAACTTCAGGCCGGAGTCGATCTATTGAAGAAAGCCATCGCCCTGCACGACGCCTGCGGTGGCAAGAAAGATCTGGAGCGAGCCGAACGCCTGCTCAACAAACGTGCCGGCCCTGCCGGCTAATCGAGCGTCCCCACGCACCCGCCGGCTCGGGGCGGATCGGCCAGGCAGCTCCTCCTGAACGTGAAACCCCGACCACCGGCGATCCATTTCGAGTTCTGACTTATGAGCGGATTCATTGCCACCGGCAATGTCGCCAGCGGCCATCTCAACACCGATCCGTTTTGGCCTTCGATTGACCTAGACCTTTTGCGTGCCACGCTACGGATCGATGCGAGCGTCACCCCTCCGCGCCTGGAAACAGCGGTCATTGCAGCTGTTATCAGCATCAATCGTGAGTTGAGCGAGTGGCGCGTTCTACAACAAGCCGCCGGACATAGAAAATTGGCGGACGTACCCGGCGAGCAAGTCAACGACGCGCCGATATGGGTCCACCTCTACCGCCGCGCCATCGAGGCGGCTACGGGTGCTGAGGTCTGTGAGCGCTACCGCTCATACGACTCCACCCACAGTGGCATCCAGAAGGCTGAAGACCTGAATCCCAGTATCGACGAATACCGTCGGGACTTGCGCTGGGCCATACGTGACTTCCTGGGAATCAGCCGCACAACAGTGGAATTGATCTGATGCCGATCACCATCCGGGCAGTGCAATACGACACCGTCGATGTCCTGTGCTGGCGTCACTACGGCCGCACCGCAGGCGTGGTCGAAGCCGTGCTCGACGCCAACCCAGGCCTTGCCGACCACGGCCCGATCCTGCCCCATGGCCTTGCCGTGCAAATGCCCGAAACTCAGACGGTCGCGCCCCATCGGCAAATGCTGAGTTTATGGGACTGATTTACCGAAAAGAGACCTCGCTGCAATGAACAAACCCGAAAGCCTCCGCGCTCATCTGCTCTCAACCGTTGCAGAACTCAAGCACAACCCCGATCGGCTGCTGATCTTTATCGACAACGGCAAGATCCGCTGCACGGCTGCCGCCAGCCTTTCATTCGAATACAGCTTCGACCTGCAGGTCATCCTCACCGACTTCGCCGGCCACCCTGACACCGTCATGCTGCCCCTGTTGGGATGGGTTAGCGTGAATCAATCCGAGCTGCTAGAGAACTTGAATAAGTCTGCTGACGGTATCCAGTTCGAAGCTGACCTTTTGGATAACAGCAAGGTGGACCTCAGTCTAACCCTACCGCTGACCGAGCGCGTGGTTGTGGAAAATGACGCCAGCGGCGGAACCACCATTCGCCACACTAGCGAACCTCAACGAGAAACTCCGTATTTCGATCCGGTTTGGGTACCGAACCGTGTCCTACGAAAAAATGACTAGCCGGCTGGAGGCGCTAGAGAACTGGGCAGCCGGCTTCCTGAGCCAGCTTCAGTCATCATCGCGTAACAAACTTGCCCGCGAGATTGGATTGGTACTACGACGTAGTCAACAGCAACGGATCACCGTTCAGCGCAACCCAGACGCCAGCAAATATGCACCAAGAAAACCACGTTACCTACGAGGTAAGCGAGGAAGAATAAAGCGGAGCGCAAAGATGTTCCAGAAGCTGAAGATGGTGAAATACCTGAAGATGCTGAACGATAACGATTCGATCAGCATTGGATTTACAGAACGTATTGCGAGGATTGCCAAGGTACATCAGTACGGATTGAATGAACGCAGATACCAATATGAACGACGAACAATACTTGGATTCAGCGATTCAGACTTGTATCTAATCCGCACTGAGCTATTCAAGCGCCTTAGCTCGCGATATAATTCATACCCTTCAGACGCCCCCCCATTAAAATAGAGTATTTATTTAACCTCTCGAATATCGCTCTTCATAATGATGCGAAAAGAAAGCAGCTTTTGAGTCAATCCTAGACTCGGTGACGACATAGCCATTATTCGTACGAATTTCAAATTTATAGGTTCGTCTATCAACCATGCCAGGTATCAACATAAATAGACAACCGACGTCTTTCACATATAAATTTTTGTATGCCTCAGCCAGAAGCTTAGGACTTTTATCTGTCGAATCCTCTACAGGCCACCACCTAAAGCCGTCTACCCTATGCCACTTCCCAGAAAAAAATCGGACGATACTATTTGAAACTTTTGAACTTTCAAAAATTGAGCAGCTATGGATAATTGAAGCTACCGAGCCGGGATTAAATAGAGCCAATTTAATTAACACCGAATCGTCCAACTGCTCCACATCAACGAGCGTGAACACTATAGAGCTACTCCGCGAAGTTGCGCGAGACAAATAGTATGAAGAAACCTGAGTCTTCCTATTTCTAAACTGCAAAAACAACAAGCATAGTGATATTATAAAGCCCGACCAAGAGATAAATATTTGAATAAATTCTTTACCTGCAAACACACTGCTCACCTTACCGACACGTCGCTCAATGGAAGAAGACAAACAAAGCTTCATATTTACTAACACTTAACAAACCAGTCACTCCTTACCTACATAAATATCGTGAATCACCTGCATCAAACTCCTCAGTGTAGAACGGAAAGGTGGGAGAAAAAGCTTGCCGGACCTAGCATCCTCTATCCAACCGAAATTCTCTTCGAGTCCATAATGAGAGATCAGTTTTTCCGCGCACTCCTTGTGTCCAACTAGATAAAGGCCTTTCAAAATATAAACTATTGCGCGAGGCTTCCAGAGAAAATCAAAAAAGCAATCAGCAAGCTCGCCCTCCCCTTTGGCACACTTATTATTTAACGTGCGTCTGATAATATCAAAGGATCTTATGTATTCTTCTGAATACCTTGAGTTGTGACAGTCATATAGCGCCTTTAAGCTTGATAACCAGTCTACATTTACAAAATCTTTCATGTTCGCCCATATTTCCTCACGTATTCTTGCGCGGGCCTCAATCTCCTCGAAGAAATTCTCTATAGAATTATCTGACTCCAGATCAGCCAGCTCTTGACTGGCTTTATCATTAAGATATTTCTTGTCATTAAATTGGAACCAGGCATCAAAAAAAAGGCTCAAGCCCTCAAAATCCAAACCAAACAATTTTGGAGGCTCGAGCGCTGGCGCGGCACCGTAATGAGATTTTATTTTACAGACCGCCCTATTAAAATCATTATTACTTAGATTGTATCTAGCCTTCAAATCTTTAATTAAAACCTGAAACTCTTCACTCCCCCATTTATCTTTTGGCGGCAAAGACCCACCTATAAACATCAACTGATCGCGTGAGAGCTTACTGGTATAAGTACCATATGAATACTCCTTGATAAGATCATCACAGAAATACTCCAAACAGTCTAACAAAGACTCTATTTCCGCAAACCTTCTTGACAAAACTTTCAGATTTATCAACGACACGTCTACAAGGTGCTTCACATTCTCATTATCATCAGGATATCTAAAGGTTTGCCCCGTAGAATCAATCTCGGCAATATCCGTTACACGCCGATCCAAAAGCTCTATGAATAGTTTAAAACGTGAATCGATTTTCGCTGACGAATTTTTTATAAACCGCCAAATCCTTCCTATATCATGAGATCCTTTAAGATCGAACTCCTCCAGTCGCCCCCTATGAGACGAAAGTTCTATAAAATGATTACAAACCCCCTTCAGGCGTAGCTCAACAGAATGACGCATATTGAAGCAGACAGGGTATACGAACTGATCAACAGAATATTTTATTCCTTCTCCACCGAGAACGACTTCGATTAAGAGATTCGCAGCTAATGAATAGCCTTTTGCGTAATCAAAATAATCCGGCTGACCGTTATCTCCTACACACGCATTAGCCCATGTGGGATCACCGCCACGAAAAGTCTCATTTCCTTTCAACAACAGCTCCTTATACTGAATTATCTATATATAAATATTTTTATCTAGCAACAAACGCCATCGAAACATAGTTAACAAGCGCCAATTGCAATTCGTTCACAATCCACCATTTAGACCTGAACAGATACCCAGAAACTGGAGGCGACCTATGTGTCAACTAGCAAAGCTACTAATTAGCCATCACTCTGTCCATCACTACTTGTCAGAGTAGGCAGTACAAACGTGCTCAGGTGCATTAACGTGACCATCCACGCCACTATCGGCGCAATGAACAACCTACCCACCCTCACCCGCCTAATCGAAAACCTCATCCGCTACGGCACCATCGCCGCCGTCCAGATGAAGCCCCCACGTGTGCGAGTCAAAACCGGAACCCTGACCACCGCCTGGCTCCCCTGGATCACCCTACGCGCTGGCGCCGACCGCGAGTGGAACCCTCCTACAGAAAACGAACAGGTTCTGCTTTTCAGTCCCTCCGGCCAACTTTCCAACGGCGTAGTCCTAACCGGCCTATTCAGCGACCACCTCCCAGCCAATGGCGACCGCGAAGGCCTGCACCGTTACACCTACCGCGACGGCACGGTGATTGAGTACGACAGCATCGCCCACCACCTCAACGCCACCCTCACCGATGGCGGCAGCACCACTCTGATCAGCCCCGGCGGCATCAACCTGATCGGCGATATCACGCACAAGGGCAATTACACCCAAACCGGCAACCAGAAAGTCACCGGAAAGATCACAGTCTCGAAGGACGTGTTTGCAGCCGGTATCAGCCTGGTAAACCACCCGCACAGCGGCGTCACGCCTGGCAGTGGCATGACGGGGAAGCCCGTATGAACCGATACACCGGCGCGTCCCTCACCACTGAAGAAAGCATCGCCCAATCAATGAGCGACATCCTCAGCACGCGCCTCGCTACCCGGGTCATGCGCCGCGAATACGGCAGCCTGTTACCCGACTTGGTGGACCATCCGTTCAACGACATCACCCGCTTACAGGTCTACGCAGCCACCGTCATGGCGCTGATGCGCTGGGAGCCGCGCATCAGCCTCAGCCGCGTGCAATTTCTAGGCACCACATTGCAAGGCCAGGCGTCACTGGACATCGAAGGCAGTATTGTCGATAGCAATCAGCCGCTGAGTTTGAGTGTGCCCCTGCACTTAGGGGGTAGCGCGTGAGTTCGTTTGTTGCCATCGACCTGAGCCAGCTTCCGGCGCCGCAGGTAGTTGAACAGATCGATTACGAGCAGATCCTCGCCGAGCGCAAGGCCTACGCCATCAGCCTATGGCCCGTCGAAGAGCGCGCTGGGATTGCTGCGCGCCTCAACCTGGAATCGGAGCCGTTGACCAAACTGCTCCAGGAGAATGCCTACCGCGAAATGGTCTGGCGTCAACGGGTCAATGAAGCCTCTACGGCGAACATGCTCGCCCTCGCCAGAGGCACCGACCTGGACAACCTGGCCGCCAACTACAACGTCAGGCGCTTGGTCATTCAGGCCGCCAAGCCGTCGGTAATGCCACCGATTCCGTTGCAGATGGAGAGTGACGACAGCCTGCGGGAACGGACGCAGATGGCGTGGGAAGGATTGAGCACCGCGGGCCCGCGCAACAGCTACATCTTTCATGCCCGGTCGGCTCACGGGCAGGTCGCTGATGCCACTGCCGAGAGCCCATTGCCGGCTGAGGCGGTGGTGACGGTGCAATCGATACTTGGCGATGGCAGCGCCCCACCTGCCCTGCTCGCCGCCGTCAAAGCCTACCTCGGTGACGACGACCGGCGCCCTGTAGGCGACCGATTGACCGTGCAAAGCGCCAGGATCATCCCTTACCAGGTCAAGGCCAAACTGTTCCCATCATCCTTCGGACCTGAAAACGAGCTGAGTATGACGGCAGCAAACGCGAAGTTATTCAGCTTCGTGCACCAGCGACGTCGCTTGGGCCTGGAAGTGTCTGAATCGATCATTCACGCCTCGCTGCATGTCGAGGGCGTGCGCAAAGTCGTGCTGCAGGATTGGGTCGATATCGTCGCAACGCCCTACGAGGCGCCGTATTGCACGAGCATTGAGCTGGCATGGGGTGTTGAATGATCGCCGACACGCCGCTGCTCCCGAGCAATTCGACATCGCTGGAGAGGCAAGCAGCGCAGGCACTGGCTCAGATCCAGCGCGTCCCTATTCCACTGCGCGCCCTGTACAACCCCGACCTGTGCCCATTGCCGCTACTGCCCTATCTGGCTTGGGCCTTCTCAGTCGACCGCTGGGACAGCCAGTGGAGCGAAGCAGCCAAACGTGCCGCCATCCGCAGCGCTTATTACATCCACTCGCGCAAAGGCACCCTCGGCTCGCTGCGCCGTGTCGTCGAGCCGTTGGGGTATTTGATCGACATCGTGGAGTGGTGGCAGACCGAACCTGAAGGCCCTCGGGCGACTTTCACGCTGAAAATAGGCGTGCTCGAAAGCGGTATCACCGAAGCGATGTACCAGGAGCTGGTATGGCTCATCGATGACGCCAAGCCTCTGACCCGACACCTGATCGGCCTCGACATCATTCTGCAAACCCAACTGGACGCCTTCGTCGGCGTCGCCCTTTACGACGGCGATGAGATCGACGTGTATCCCTGGAGCAATCCCGACATCAACGTGGACATCCAGGCCTACAGCCACATGAGCATTTACACCCTCGATGAACTGGATGTGTATCCCCATGGTGAATGAGAAAACGCTTTTCGGCGGTATGTTGACCGAGCTTGGCGCGGCCAAGAAAACCAATTGCGAAGCCCTTGGAATTCCTTGGGAGCCAAAATACATGCTGATCGGTGATGCCAATGGCACCGACCCGGTGCCGAGCCCGACGCAAACACAATTGATCAACCAGGTCTATCGCGCCCAACTTAATCAACTGCGTGTTTCCCCAACGGACCCAAACATTCTGATCGCTGAGGTGGTGCTGCCGCCTGACGTGGGCGGCTGGTGGGTGCGCGAGTTGGCGCTTGAAGACAAAGACGGCGTGTTTTGCGCCGTTGGAAATGCAGCGCCCAGCTATAAACCTCTACTGACACAAGGCACCGGTCGTAACCAGGTGGTGCGGATGCACATCATCACCACTGGGACCGCGAATATTCAGCTGAAGATCGATCCTTCGGTAGTGCTTGCGACTCGCGAGTATGTGGATAACAAGATCCAAGAAGAGCTACACAAGCTCGATCATAAGCAGTCAGCTCGCCTAGCCACCACGACCAATATCAAGCTGACGGGCCTTCAAAAAGTTGATGGTGTGACAGTGATTGCAGGCGACCGCGTGTTGGTAAAAGACCAAAAGTCGGCCAAGGAAAACGGCCTCTACATAGCCTCTACAGGGGCTTGGCGACGAGCCCCGGATGCCGACAGCAGCGCCAAGGTCACCTCGTCACTCGTTGTGTCTATCGAGCAAGGCAATGTCCAAGCCGACACGATCTGGCAGCTGACTACAGACGACGTCATTGAGTTGAACACCACAGCACTGACGTTTCGGCAAGTGACGCAAAACGATGCGCCCAGACGATTGGCTACCCAGTCAGAAGTAGATGCCGGGAAGCTTGATACCGTGGCGGTATCTCCGAGAACGATGCGATGGGGTTTTGACGCAGCATTTCATAGAAACGGCTACATCATTTTCCCTTCTTGGCTCGGCAGACTCATCATCCAATGGACCAACGGCGTCATCACAGAGGGAGTACCTAACCTTCCTGTAACCTTGCCAATAGCCTTTCCTGAAACATTCTATGGGGCCTCAGTAATAACTTCCTCGAAGGTTGGGGTCATCGTTAATCACCACAATAACTCTCTCAAGGGTTTGGACTTACAGGCACGCTCCATTAGCAGCTCGGGCGTTGCTGCACCGGATGTGAAGGTTGGGTTTGAATTAATCTGCATCGGAAGATGAACATGCGCAAATACAGTAAAAGTACTGGAACCAGCTACATCGTCGGCCTTCACTCAGACATCCCATCGGACGCAGTGGAGATCTCAGACGAATGCTATGAGCGGGTGATCGGTAATCCCACCCCTGGCAAAGTGCGTAGCCATGACGCCACAGGTTTGCCGATTCTCATCGATCCACCTCCGTTGACGCAGGAGCAATTGGCAGTCATTGAACGTCTTTGGCGAGACGCTCAATTCAACAGCCTGCGCTGGCTGCGCGAACGCCACCGTGACGAGGTGGATTCTGCCAGGCCAACAACCCTCACCGACGAGCAATCAACAGAGCTGCTGAACTACGTCCAGGCCTTGCGAGACTGGCCCGTAGCACCCGGTTTTCCCAGCTCGGAACATCGCCCTTCGCCACCGACATGGGTGGCTGTGCAGAGCCAATAACACCGATCTGTTTAATGTTCACACGATGGTAGGTATCGAGCCCTACAGCTACATACTCGGAAATACCACATCCCCGTCCCAAGGCTACGTTACCTTGCGCCTTTGCCTACAACTAAGCCAGAATCCGCCCGCTTGTGCACCTTGAGGTCGGGCTCTATCGTTTCCTGGTCGCTGAAAAGAATCAGCGATCGGGTTTAGCGACCCGAACCATAGGCACATAAGCAACCATGAATCATTGTGGGGTCTAACCGCAATTACGTTATGGCGGCTGTATGTAGGAGACCTTCGGGTCTGCCGGGTGCCTATGTCCGGTTCGCTAACCTGCGTGCAGTCGCCACCATTCTGTTTAGCGACAGGTCGTGACGACTCCCATTTCTCATAGGAGCGTTACCATGTTCAAGGTCACACCCAATCCCCCGGAATCAGATCCCACCTCTTCCTACTCAAGCCTCGATCCGGAAAAATTCCACGAAGCTACTGAGCGGGCGCTTAATTATTATTTGAAGCCGGAACAGGCCAAACCCAAGAAAGAACCAGCAGCGGATCAGCTCTTCACTGTTGTCGAAAGCATCGACACTGAAAGCCTACTCGCCAACCTCAGCGAAAACCTGGCGTCAGCCAATGCCATGATCAGCGATCTGGCCTTCGATCTTGAAGGTTCTCGCCGGCATGTTGCGATGGGTATCCAGCAAGTCATTGAGGTGAGTGAATTGCTGGCCAATCGTGCGCTGGATATCGTCGATCCGCGTTAGCAATGGGGCCGTGACCGAAAGGGCTAGCCGAGGCTTGTAGCCCCCCTGCCTACAAGGCCATCGGCTCGCCCAATCGGTGCAAGCGCGGCAGCCTGTGCAGTGTCATTTCAAACACTGCACAGGCACCCCATGACCGATTATCTCCATGGCGTGCGGGTCATCGAACTCAACGACGGCACCCGCCCCATTCGCTCCATCCCCACCGCGGTCATCGGCATGGTCTGCACGGCCGACGACGCCGACGCAGGCGTCTTTCCCTTCGACACGCCGGTCCTGCTAACCAACGTTCAAACCGCCATCGGCAAAGCCGGTACCACGGGCACCCTGGTGTCTAGCCTACAGGCCATCGCCGACCAGACCAGGCCCTACACCATTGTTGTGCGCGTGAAGGAAGGCGCCACCGAGGAAGAGACCACCAGCGCCCTGATCGGCACCACCACCGCCGAAGGCAAATACACCGGCCTGAAAGCCCTGCTCGCCACCAAGGCCCGCGTCGGCATGGTGCCGCGCATCCTGGGTGTGCCAGGCCTGGACAGCCTGCCGGTGGCCACCGCCCTGGTGTCTATCGCTCAGCAGGTACGCGGCTTCGCCTACGTCAGCGCCTGGGGCTGCAAAACCAAGGAAGAGGTGGTCGCTTACCGGGCCAATTTCGGCGCCCGTGAAGCGATGGTCATCTGGCCCGAATTCCAGAATTGGAACACCGTCAACAACGCCACGGTGACCGCCTCGGCCGTGGCCCGCGCTTTGGGTTTGCGTGCCAAGGTCGATCAGGAAGTGGGTTGGCACAAGACCCTGTCCAACGTCGCGGTCAATGGCGTCACCGGCATCAGCGCCGACGTGTTCTGGGATCTGCAAAACCCGGCCACCGACGCCAACTACCTCAACAGCCATGAAGTCACCACGCTCATCAACGAGGGCGGCTTTCGCTTTTGGGGCAGCCGCACCACCAGCAATGACCCTCTGTTCGCCTTCGAGAACTACACCCGCACGGCACAGATCCTCGCCGACACCATGGCCGAGGCGCACATGTGGGCGGTGGATAAGCCGCTGCATGCGTCCCTGGTGCGCGACATCATCGAAGGGATCAATGCCAAGTTCCGCGAGCTGATCGGCACGGGCTATTTGATCGGTGGCAAGTGCTGGTTTCCAGACGACGCCAACGGCAAGAACACCCTCAAGGCCGGCCAGCTGTTCCTCGATTATGACTACACCCCTGTCCCACCGCTGGAAGACCTCACGCTGCGCCAGCGCATCACCGACCGCTATCTGATGGACTTTGCCAACAAGATCAATAGCTGAACCGCGCAACGGAGAGCCCTGCCATGGCCATGCCCCGCAAACTCAAGAACCTCAATCTGTTCAACGACGCCAACAGCTACTTGGGCGTGGTCAAGACCGTCACCCTGCCCCCGCTCGGCCGCAAGATGGAAGGCTATCGCGGCGGCGGTATGAACGGCCCGGTCAAGTCTGATCTCGGCTTCTCGGACGACGGCATTCAGTTCGAATGGAAGACCGGCGGCCTGGATCTGATCGCCCTCAAACAATTCGGTGCCGTCAACGCTTCGGGCATTGCCTTGCGCTTCAGCGGCGCTTTTCAGCAGGACGACACCGAGGCCGTCAGCGCCGTGGAGATCGTGATGCGCGGCCGCCATGAGTCGATTGAGATGGGTGAAGCGCAACCCGGTGAAGACACCGAGCACAGCATCACCACCACCTGCAGCTATTACAAGTTGATCGTCGACAACGAAGAGATCATCGAAATCGACCTGCTCAATTTCATAGAAGTCGTGGACGGCGTCGACCTGTTAGAAAAACAGCGCCGAGCCCTCGGCATCTGACCTGCCCCTAAACCTTGGAGACTTGCATGAAGACTGAAGAAACGCTCACAGCCCTGCCGCCAGAGGATGACAACAGCGTCACCCTGGATACGCCGATCATCCGGGGAAAGACCCTGATCGACAGCATCACCTTGCGTAAACCACAGGCCGGTGAGTTGCGCGGTGTGCACCTGGTCGAGTTGTTGAACATGGACGTGGCGACCTTGATCAAGATCCTGCCGCGTATCAGCAACCCAAGCATCACCGCGCCGGAAGCCGCTGGCATGGACCCCGCCGACCTGCTCGCCTGTGGCAGCAAGATCTCTGGTTTTTTGTTGCAGAAGTCGGTGAAGGCGGATGCCTCCTTCGTTGCGTAGAAGATGCCATGGCCGACCTGGCCGTGGTTTTCCACTGGGCACCGACGGACATGGACCCGTTGGGCCTGCAAGAACTGATGGCGTGGCGCGAGCGCGCCCGGGCGCGGAGTGTCACCGATGGGCAATGACTTAAAACTGCGCGTGCTGCTGGGCGCTATCGACAAAGCCAGCGGCCCCTTGAAGGTGATCGACAAACGCAGCACCGCCACCGCTCGCGCATTGAAAGAAACCCGTGACCGCCTCAAGGCGCTCAATGCCCAACAGCAAGACATCAGCGCCTGGCGTGCTCAGCGGTCGGCAGCGCTGCGCACCGACGAGGCACTTAACGCGGCACGGGAAAAGGTCCAAGCACTCAGCCAACAGTTTGCGGCGACCGGGGCGCCGACGCGAGCCATGACTAAGCACTTTCAGGCCGCCGTCAGGGCCGCCCAGGCGCTTAAGCAGCAGCATCGCAAGCAAGGTGAACAGCTCCAGGCGCTGCGTGCTCGACTGGCCGGCGCGGGTATCAGCACTCAACATCTGGCCCGTGACGAACGCCAGCTACGCCAACAGATCGGAGCCACCAATGCCAGCCTAAGCACACAATACAAACGACTGGCCGCTTTAAATGAACAACAACGGCGCCTGAGCACTGCGCGGGCTTCATTGGATGCTTCACGGCGCAGTGCCGGCGAGCTGACCGCCAAAGGTGCTGTCGCAACTGCCGGTGGCGGTTCGGTGTTGTACGCAGGGGCACGGATGCTATCGCCGGGCATCGACTTCGACGCCAGCATGAGCCAGGTGCAGGCGATTACTCGTCTGGATGAACATGCCGATGCGCTCAAGGCTTTGCGTGCCCAAGCTCGCGCGCTGGGCGGCGCTACCCTATTCACGGCAGGACAGGCTGCCGACGCTCAAGGCTACCTAGGCATGGCAGGCTTTGAGCCCAACGCCATCCGGGCCGCGATGCCAGGCATGCTCAATCTAGCGGCGGCGGGTAGTACTGAATTGGCTCAGACCGCTGACATCGCTTCGAACATTCTGTCGGGGCTGGGCCTGACAGCCGATGAAATGGATCGCTTGGGCGATGTGCTGGTGGGTACGTTCACTCGATCCAATACCACCCTGCAAATGCTGGGCGACACTATGAAGTACGCCGCGCCCATGGCGAAAACGTATGGCGTTGAATTGGAAGTGGCCGCCGCGATGGCCGGCAAACTCGGCGATGCAGGCCTACAGGGCAGCATGGGCGGCACCGCACTCAGCTCGATCATGAACCGCTTGGCCGCCCCACCCAAAGGCGCGGAAAAAGCCTTGCAGCAACTGAGCATCACCACAGCCGATGCAGCCGAAAACCTGCGCCCCCTGCCCGACCTATTAAAGGAGATCTACAGCAAAACCCATCGCCTGGGCACCGCCGAGAAAGGCGGTCTGTTCAAAGCGATTGCTGGGGAAGAAGCAGTCAAGGGCATGGCCCAACTGGTCGAACAGGCGGGCACTGGACAGCTGCAGATGCTCATCGCCAACCTGCGTCAAAGTCAGGGTGAAGCGGCGCGCACGGCTAAGGTTATGGCCGATAACCTCAAGGGTGATTTGACCAGCCTCAGCAGCGCCTGGCAGGACCTAGGTATCGAATTGCAGGACCAACAGAACGAACCGCTTAGAGAGCTGGTTCAATCCGTCACCGCGCTTGTCAGGAGCATCAAATCCTGGGCTCGGGAGAATCCAAAACTCGCGGCTGGGCTCGTTAAAACCGTTGCGATCATCGCCGCGCTGGCCGTCGCTGTCGGCGGGCTGATGCTGGCGTTAGCGAGCGTTCTGTTGCCGTTCGCAGCGCTGCGTTTCGTCCTGGTTCAGTTGGGTTTTCGTCTGCCGGGTTTGATTGGCTTGCTGTCGACTTTGGGCCGTACCGTGCTGCCATTCGTGGCGAGGGCGTTGCTCATTGTCGGGCGTGCCCTGATGCTTAATCCAATTGGGCTGGCAATCACCGCCATCGCCGGCGCAGCGTATCTGCTGTATGAACACTGGGACGCGGTGACGGGGTATTTAGCCGGCGCTTGGCGTGAAATCCAGACCGGTTTCGACAATGGGCTGGGCGGCATTTTGAAAGTGCTTGCGGACTTCAGCCCGGTCGGCTTGATCTACCAAGCGTTCGCCGCTGTCATGAAGTACTTGGGCATCGACTTGCCCAACCGCTTTACCGCCTTCGGCGGGTTGATGGTCGACGGCCTGGTCAACGGACTGACCGCGGGCATGAGCCGCCTGAAAGAGGTGGTTGACCGCCTCGGCACCCGGACCATCGAGGCCTTCAAAGAGACCCTGGGCATCCATAGTCCCTCACGTGTATTTGCCGAGTTGGGCGGGTTCACGGTGGAGGGGCTTGTCCAAGGCCTAACGTTGCACGCCGATGGCCCACTGGGCGCTATAACCGCCCTGGGCGAACAGCTCATCGCTGCCGGAGGACGGTTGTCGTCGATTGATTCACTGACGGTCGATACTCGCGCCCCGATCAGCCCACGACCTTCCCAACACATTGATAGCCACGACACCTATGCCATTCACATCCACACCACGCCAGGCATGGACGCCAACGCAGTCGCCCGGACCGTACGTGCCGAAATAGCACGGCATCAAAACGAGAAGGCCGCTCGACGCCGCAGCCGCCTTTCGGACCTGGAGTAGCCGATCATGATGCTTGCCTTGGGCATGTTCGTCTTCAGCCTCTCCACTGCCGCCTACCAGGAACTGCAACGCCAAACCGAATGGCGCCACGTGAGCAACCCGCGCATCGGTGCCGCCCCGGCGCGGCAGTTTGTCGGGCGCGGCGAGGACGTTATCACCCTGCCCGGCATCATCCTGCCAGAGCTGGCCGGCAGTGCCTTGAGCCTCGACGCCCTACGCCTGATGGCGAATACCGGGAAGGCCTGGCCGATGGTCGAGGGCAGCGGACGGATCTATGGGTTGTGGATTATCGACAGCCTGAGCGAAACCAAAACGCTGTTCTTTCGCGACGGCACGCCACGGCGGATTGAGTTCAGCCTCAGCCTCAAGCGCATCGATGACGACCGCATCGACCTGCTCGGCGCAGCGACCAGTGTCGGCGTGAGCATCATGAGGGCGTTGCTGTGATCGATACTGCTCTCGCCCATGGCACCGGATATCTGAATCGCCAAGATACCGCCCATCCAGTGCCGGCGTTCCGCATCACGGTCGATGGCAAGGACATCGCCCAGTTGATCAGCCCGAGGTTGATGCACCTGGAACTGATCGACAATCGCGGCATCGAGGCCGATCAGTTGAGCATCACCCTCAGCGACCACGACGGACTGTTAACCATCCCGCCTAAAGGCGCGGTCATCCGGCTGTGGCTGGGTTGGAGTGACACCGGCCTGGTGGACAAAGGCAGCTACACCGTCGATGAAACCGAGCACAGCGGCGCACCGGACGTACTTAATATTCGCGCTCGCTCGGCGGATCTTCGCAAGGGTTTGAAAACCAAACGCGAGCGCAGCTGGAGCAACACGACACTTGGCGAGGTCCTGGGCGACATCGCTTTGGGCAACGGCCTCACCGCCACTGTTGCCGGTGCCTTGGCCGAGTTGCCCATCCTGCAGCTGGACCAGGCGAGCGAGTCGGACGCCAACCTGATCAGCCGCCTTGGGGAAGAGTTCGACGCCGTGGTCACCGTCAAAGCCAGACACCTATTGTGCCTGCCGGCCGGCGGTGGCAAGACCGCCAGCGGTGCAGATTTGCCCCACATCACTCTCAACCGGACCGATGGCGACCAACACCGTTATCTACAAGCTGACCGTGACAGTTACGACGGGGTACGTGCGTATTTCTATGACGTAAACAGCGCGAAGAAACAGGAAGCCATTGCCGGTGGGGGCGACATTCTTAAAGACCTTCGCCACACCTACAGCGACCGCCAGTCTGCCTTGCGCGCCGCCCGCTCTGAACTCAACCGGTTGCAGCGCGGTAGCGCGACACTCAGCTACACCTTGGCCCGAGGACGTCCCGACCTGATTCCAGAACTGAGCTACACGCTCCAGGGCGTGAAGCAGGAGATAGACGCCATCATTTGGTACGGCGGCAACGTCCTGCATAGCCTGAGTGCGGACAATGGCTACACCGTCAGTTTGGAGTTGGAGAGCAAGCTGCCCGAGGACACGGTTGAGGATCTGGTTGAAAAGAACAGAGGTGACTTCACCGGCGTCATCGCCTACTACCGCGATAGGAAGACCGGGAAGGAAAAGGCCGTGACGATTGGAGGCCAGAGCCAGCCCAAACGGTTGCGCTGGTTGTATGCCATGGAGCAATCGGCGAAGCGGGCTATTGATCGGGAGTGGAAGCGAATGCAGACAGAACGGCAATAACCCGCATTACGAAGACGCTAAGGACAATGCTCAAGGACGACCTCATGCAAGACATACGTTGCGGAAACTGCTGCCGCAAACTCGCCGCTGCCAGCGGCTTCCAGGAATTACAGATCAAGTGCCCGCGTTGCCGGACACTCAACCACCTGAAGGCCCAGAGCCTCCCCCAAGCGTGCCGCGAGCATCCAGAACAACGAGTTCATGAATGCAGCAACCCACCATTGGCAGCCTGTTCGCAGGCATAGGAGGCTTTGATGTCGGATTTGAAAACGCGGGATACCGCAGCGCCTGGCAAGTTGAACTCAACCCCATCAACCGGGCTGTGCTTGCCGATCGATTTCCCCATGCACGCCAATTCGAAGACGTGCGCCAGTGCGGCGGCCATAACCTCTCCCCTGTCGACGTCCTCACCGCTGGCTTCCCCTGCCAGGACATCAGCATCGCCGGATGTCGGGAGAGCAACCAAGACACCCGAGGCCTGCGCGGCGAACGCAGCGGCCTGTTCTGGGAAGTCATACGTATCCTCAAAGAGATACAACCTGGCTGGGTGGTCCTTGAGAACGTCGTTAACCTGCTCGCTGTCAACGATAGCCAAGACTTTGAGACAGTCATCCGGGCCCTTGCGGACTGCGGGTATGTGGGATTTTGGCGAGTGCTTAATGCTCAATATTTCGGAGTCCCCCAGCAACGTCGTCGAGTATTCCTGGTCGCAGGTTATCGACGCATGCCCCCCTTCGAGTTCCTGGCTGACGCCGCGCCAGTGGACGCAATACCTCCAGCGTCTCGCTCGATCCGATGGCCATGCCCCGCGGATGCCTGGGCTGCCAATACTTTATTGGCAAACAAGGCCGGATCCCAAATCGCTTTGGGCTGTACCACTTTCGTCGCTCACCCGAACGGATGGGATCAGATGGTTGAGCGGCAGCGAGCGTCTGAGGATGATGGGCTTTGCCTCGGACTGGATGCGGCCAACCTTGCGGAGGCTTTCAGTGCCGGAAATGCCGTTGTTACGCAGGTGGCGGAGTGGGTTGGGCGGGGGTTGATTCAAACGTGACGACTACATCTAACCAAGACCAACGTCGGGTCAAAGCAGGGTTAGACCAGCCATGCGAAAAGTTATGCAGGTAAGCTACATAAGACATGTATAGGTCCTAGCACTCTTTATCTAGAGAAGTCTGGCTCTATATATAGAGAAAATGCATGCCCGCTCAAAAAAACAACCGGATATCTTTGGCTATCACTTGGTACCAACAGGTAGCTTCAGATATCCGAACAACGTACATTACCGTTCATCGGAAAGTTTTTTACGTTAAAGCGTAAAATTTTCAGATGCTCGTATCTACATTGTATATACAGTACAAAACAGCTAAAGCGCCGAAACCCGCATTTTACCGAGGGATCCAGCCTGAGATCACTTGCATGAAAGCTAGAAACGAAAAAAACCGCTCAAAGGCGGGCTTCCGGGCAGAAATTTTCGGGTTGCTCCCCGAGGGAAATCCTGTGGTAGTCTGCCATTACCACTTACAGCCATACAGCTTTCTTACTCGCAATTCGAAGGGTATGGCCAAGTGACCGAACCGTCAACAGCATGCGACTCATGAATTCGCGAATTCGTAGGCTAAATGCGCATTCAAGTTGCTTAATTTTGTAGCTGCGAAGTTAATAGATCGGTCATTGCGTAAGTGGGAAATGTCTGCAACGGCAACTTATGCGACGCAGATTCCGCTGACCCTTTGGAGTATTCGCTCATGCGAACATTCATCAACAAGTACATCCCAGAGGAACTGATCCGCCTATTTCAGGCCGCTTATTGGGCTATCCGGCTGATCAGGATAATTCCGCAGCTGTAGAGACACAAAGCAGGGGTCGTTTAGCCCCTGCTTTCGCTTATGAGCTTCGATTCTCCTCCATTCTCCCAGCATGCACCTTAGCGTCGTGTTCTATGCACTCAAAAGCCTATTATCGTAACCGCTTAGAAGAATTCTAACTCCGTTCACCACAGCGAAAGCGCCAAGATTCGGCTTATACAGCTTATGAGTTCCGCAGGCTGTCGGTAACCGTCAGGAAACACACCTTCCTGACCACTAAGCCATATCGATGGTGTCTGGTGCAGGCAGAGATTGCTACCAAGAGTCCGCGCTGGGATTTAAAAATACCCAACCGTCACTCTTGCAAATGTAAATTGCGCCCTCAGTTTATGGGGGCTCAATTTCGGGCGGTAGGGTGCAGGAACAGCATATGGTTGAGTACTTGATTTTTGGGGTTTCTTACTCTGAAGACGAAAAGCACATCGAGTGGGTGTTCCTTTCGCGCATTGAAAACGGGACGGTCACTGGCGGTTCGGTGGTAGATCATTCTTTCGTAGTAGATCTGATAAAAACCGAGTCGGCCTCATTTCGGACCGCGACAATAGACAAGGAAGAGAAGAAATACCATCGTGGTGCGAAGGTACACGTCTACGATGACGAGTTCCTTGCTACTGACCGAAATGCTACAGATAAGGATAATTTGAGCAACCTGCCAAGGTTCATCATGCAGACCAAAGAGATCGAAGGGTCAGTAGAGAAAATGCTCTCGTAATTGCCCCATCCGTTCAGCGTAGCGGTAACCGAAGCGTGAAAATCACTCAGAAACCAGATCCTGGCTTGCAGCGCTAGATAGATGTCTTGCCCGGACCATACGACTCTCGTTGTAGCCTTTGAAGCTCTACTGTCTGTTTCTCAGCAAATCAGCGGGGTCGGTTGACTAGCACGACATTTTTCTCTAGATTTGTACCTATCGAAGCGACTGACCAGATGAGATTGAGCGCTTCCCAGCGGTGAAAACCGTAACCGCGCAAGGCGGTTCGCAAGTGGTGTCTGGATCTGCTTTACCGAACACGAAAAAAGACGCCTACGGCGTCTTTTTTCGTTTCTGCTCCCTAGCGTTTGGTCGACGTAGGCTGCCGCATGTGGATCTTACCGCACAACAATATGAAGCCCATTCTGCCCAGCAATCGAGGCGGCTTGTCTGTCTGGTGATAAGCGCTTTCGACTACCAGGTTTAGATCTTGAGGCTTACCCGCCGCAGCCCGACGAATTTCAAAAAACACGTGATAAGGCCCGTTCGGGTCCGCGATCGTTATCGAATACGCCCAGTTGCGTTGCGCAGCTGTCTCGCGCACCTTGGCTTGGTGATGGTTCAGCCCTTGAATCACAGTAGGCAGCATCAGTGATAGGCGATAGCGGATTGAGCAGAAGGTTCGGGGTCGCCCAGCATGATCGAAAATAATCTGCTCTCCTGATGGATGCAGGGCCTCGTCATAACCTCGAGTGAAGCAATGGCTCGAAAAGGTGACGTGCACGCTCAGCTTTCGCCCCACCAAATCGCTCTGTACTGTGAATGTAAACGGCTCAAGATGAGCGAAATCGTAGGTCTGACCCCCAATGGTCAGTCGCGGAAAATAGGCGGTCACTAAGGTCTCCGTTCCGGCCGGTGAGGCAGTCTCCTCCTGCCTTTATCATCATTTGTAACCGTCCTATGTTTTCGTGCATTGCCCTTACCGACAATGAGAACCCATACGCCGTGTCCTATCGGATAACGGCGAATATTACGCTAATGTTGGATCACACTAGAAACCCGGCGTCTAACCGGGCTTCTTTTCGCTGACATGTATTTAATCTAAATAAATTATTTAATCAAACCTCTATGACTCCACACACAAGAGCGCAGATGCTAACAGCCGCGCAACGTGCCGGATATAACCTCGATCAACTTCAGACATTTCCCTATACCATGTAAGAATTTTCCGCTCATCTTGTGTCAGCTCAGAATTTTCGCGTTCGCTCATATCCAAGCGAGTGTTCTTTTTGTCATCCTGATCCAACATGCCCACTACTCCATTAAGTGCATTGCGTGCGCAACGTTACTTAGGCATGTGGGAAATCGAAACTGAAAATCGTCGTAACGAATCGTTTAAATACGACTAGTTATTTCTCAGGACGGGAAAGGCCGGGAGCTACAGCCATCGCACTGATGATGCGATGCACAGCTTTTTGGTCATAGTCAGACAGCGTCCTGAACTGCTGCAGCAGCGCTTCTTCGGCCTCGTTCAAGCCTTCGAGCGCAGGTTGCATCCGCTTTCCCGTCAAAACATACGGCACATCGACACCAGCCTTAAGCACCGCCGTAAGGTAGACGGAATCGGGGTTTCGCTCGCCTTTTTCATAGCTGCCCTGGGTATTGCGGGTGATGCCACCCAGTTGCGCAAAGGCCTCCTGGTTGAGCCCAAGCCGCGTCCGTTCCTCACGCAAGCGCTCACCCACGCCAACGTCCATGTCATTTTCAGATGCACAACTTTTCAAACTTTCACCCTTTACAGGCACAAATCTTTGGGCATATTTGCACCAAATCAACACGGATGCCCACGAATGGACACTATGCCCGCCCCTCTCACACCCGAGCAAGCCCGAGCGGTGCTTGATCGAAAAGGTATCAGCATTGCGGAGTTCTCTCGTCTGAACTCGCTGAACAGCAACCTGGTCAGCGACCTGCTGAATGGTCGGAAGAAAGGACGCCGCGGCGAAGCCCATCGGGCTGCGGTGTTATTGGGTATCAAGGTCGGCACTGTCCCGGCAATCATCAATCCATCAGCCCTCGCGCAAGGACGCCGCCGTGAGCACTTACAAATTGGTCTGCCCCCATTGCCAATCACGGATGCGCATCCGCACCAGTGAGGGCACACATATTTTTCTTCGCATTGCTTACTTGCAATGCACTAACGAAGCTTGCGGTTGGTCTGTTCGCGCCGAGTTTGAAATGACACACGAGATGAGCCCCAGCGGGATGGCCAACCCGTCGGTCAAGTTGCCTTTGGCAGATGTCGCGCTACGTCGTGAGGCGATGGCAACGAGCGTCGCTCAACTCGAACTATTACCCCACTCAAGGATGGAGCGGACTGAATGAACGATACCCAGCCTATTTCGCTTGATTACCGCAGCAGCATGCAACAGGCCGCCCTTGCCTATCTGGCTCGCCACCAAGCAGAACATCTTGCCGATGGTGATCAGCTGTTCAAAAACTGTATCCGCCATCTGATCGTTGCACTTGAGGTGCCGTCCGGCATTGCGATGAAACTGGTGCAGTTAGCCTGGACTGAGCATCACGCGTCGTCCGGCCTCGACCACCCTACTTCGCTCTAAACCTTAATCATTGACTCAACCCTACTCGACCGTAGGGCTGGGTTTGTATTGCCCATCAGTTGGTGCGACATGGAAAAGTCAGAAACGCTACGGGCTGAAGTGCTTCAACGGCTCAAGGACGATTATGGATTCAAGGCGCGGCACAGCGACGTCTATTGGCGCGGTGGCAAGTGCCCAGCTTGTGGACAAAAAGAGCTTTATACCCGGGTTTCAAAACCGTGGCTGATCATTTGCGGGCGTGAAAGCAAATGTGCGAAGCGCTGGCACGTTAAGGAATTGTATGAGGATCTGTTCGATGACTGGAGCCGGCGAGCGCCCTCTTGCGATCAATATCCCACCGCCACAGCTCGAGCATATCTGGAGTTTGCCCGTGGATTTCGGCTTGAGCTGATTCAGGGCTGGTTTAGCCAAGAGTCCTACTATTGCCGAGAGCTGAACGAAGGCAGCACTACGGTCCGCTTCGCCCTGGACAAAGGGGGATATTGGGAACGGTTAATCGATCGCCCGCATCGCTTCGGCAAGATGAAAGCTCGGTTCAAGCCTGGCGGTAGTCCTCGCGGCGTTTGGTGGTGTCCGCCTTGCATCGAATTGCTGGATGTCGCCGAACTGTGGATTGTCGAGGGGATCTTCGACGCTGTCGCTCTGGTGCATAACGGCATTGCAGCGGTGTCGTCTATGTCGTCCAACGCGTTTCCCGAAGAGTCGTTGAGAGAGCTGGCACGACTGCGTGGCGGCAAGTTGCCCAAGTTGGTCTGGGCGCTGGACAACGAGCCCGGTGCACACAAATACACCAGACAATGGGTACGACAGGCCCGCGCCCTGGGCTATGAATGCGAAGCAGCGCAAATCCCTCAGCCTGACAGCCGCAAGGTCGATTGGAATGACCTGCATCAACGCTGGGCCTTTATAGATGACGAGCCCCAGCGCACCGAGCAAATTAAAAGAGACTTGGCTACCGCCCGCTATCACGGCTCGCTTCTGATCGCCGAAAGCGCAACCGAGAAAGGCGCGCTGATGTACGAATGGCGCGAGCGCTATGAGTTTCACTTCGAGTTCGAGAGCCGGCTGTACTGGTTCAAGATGGACCTGGAGAAGTTCAACAAGGCCATGCAGGCGTTGGAGTCTTCGGAGCGCCACGAAGACCAGTTGCTTAACGATAAACAACGTCGTGACAAGGCACTGCGCCAATGTGGTGGTATTGTCGAAATCGCCAACTGCTACCCCCAGGCGCTGTACTTCCAGCGCAACGAAGTAACTGACGAGTCCTGGTACTACTTCCGCGTGGACTTTCCGCACGACGGCGGCAGCGTAAAAAACACCTTCACGGGCGGTCAGGTCGCCGCCGCCAGCGAATTCAAGAAGCGCTTGCTCAGCATGGCTGCCGGCGCGGTGTTCACCGGCAGCGGGCAGCAGCTCGACAAGATCATGAAGGACCAGCTCTATGGACTGAAAACTGTAGCGACCATCGATTATGTGGGCTACAGCAAGGAGCATGGGGCCTATGTGTTCGGCGACATTGCCGTGCGCAATGGCATCGTCAGCCAGGTCAACAAAGAAGACTTTTTTGAGTTCGACAAGCTGCGACTCAAGACGCTGCAGAAGTCGATTGCGATGCACATCCAGCGTGACGCCAAGCAGTACCGCAACGACTGGTTGCCCATGCTTTGGACATGTTTCGGCGCCAAGGGAATCGTTGCACTGGCGTTCTGGTTCGGCTCGCTGTTCGCCGAACAGATTCGCGCACAGTACAAGTCGTTTCCCTTTCTGGAAGTGACGGGCGAGGCCGGGGCCGGCAAAACAACGCTGCTGACTTTTCTCTGGAAGCTCCTGGGCCGAGAACACGAAGGTTTCGACCCTTCGAAATCAACGCGTGCCGGCCGCCAGCGGGCCATGGGCCAAGTTTCCAACATGCCGGTGGTGTTGATCGAGGGCGACCGCAACGAGCCGGACAAGGCACATGCCAAGGGCTTTGACTGGGACGAGCTCAAGGACTTCTTTGGCGGCGGCACCCTCGGCACTCGGGGGATGAAAACCAGTGGTAACGAAACCTACGAGCCACCGTTTCGGGGTGTCGTCGCTATCAGCCAGAACGCCGACGTTAGTGCGTCGGAGGCGATCCTGACCCGAATTATTAAAACTCACTTTGCTCGCCCAACAGTGACCACTGAAAGCCGCACTGCGGCGGATAACTTGAACCTGATCCCGGTGGAACAGCTCAGTCACTTTTTGCTGATAGCTGTGCGAGCTGAAGGCCAGGTTATGGCGAAGTTTGCCGAGCGGGTGGCAGTGCATGAGCAACAGCTACGCGGGCTCAGAGAGATCCGAGTGGAGCGGATCATCAAGAACCACAGCCAGATCATGGCGCTGGTGGACTGCCTTTGTTTGATTTGTCCGCTAGATGAGAACCAGCGTGTGGCTACCCATCAGGCTCTGACCAGCATGGCGCTGGAACGTCAGGCCGCGATCAGTGCCGACCATCCTTTGGTTGCTGAATTTTGGGAAGTGTACGACTACCTGGAAAGCCTCGGCGAGGGGCCGCAGGTCAATCACAGCAACGACCCACAACTAATTGCGATCAATCTGAATGAGTTCGCCAAGCTCGCCGACGAACATCGGCAGAACCTGGCCGATCTGAAAACCTTAAGGCCGCTGCTAACAGACAGCCGTAGCCGTAAATGGCTGGATAGCAACAAGGCCACCTACAGCGCTGTACGCGCTTGGCAAGCAACCCAAAACCCAATGACAAGCCGCTCGATGACGGTGAAGTGCTGGATATTCAAGCGTAACGATAGGATGCAAGGAGCAACCCGATGAAAAGTTCTTCGAGATGTACAAGGACCGCCGCTGAAATTACCGATTTCTCTGAAAAACATCGAGTCTACGTGAGCTCTGGCGCCTGGTTTCGCCAAGACTTGTTGTATCCGATCTTTGGCCTCAGCACCGAAGCGGTCCGCAAATACCGCTCGAAGGGCATTTGGCTTGAGGGTAAACACTGGCGCTGGGATCCGGCCAACGTGATTGTCTACAACCGATCGGCCATTGAACGGTGGATGGAGGGCCAGCCATGAACGGCAAGCTACCCACTGGGGTCGAGATGAATGGCAAGCAACTACGGATCTGGTTCATCTTGAATGGACAGAGGTACCGCGAGCCCTTGGAAGGTGTCGCCAAGGTCAATAAGGCTTCGATCGCTTACGCCGATAATAAACGTCGAACGATCATGACTGAGATTAAAGAGGGTCGCTTCGACTACGCCGCTCACTTCCCCAACTCCCCTCGCGCAGCGATGCTCTCGGGTACCGGGGGACCAGCGAACAAACGCACAGTCGAAGAAGGAATTGATCGATGGCTTGAGGTTCAACGTGCTCAAAAGGCATCGAGCACCGTTGTGAACTATGTGAGCAAGTCCATTCACGTCAGCAAGAAATTCGGGAAGCGTCGCATCGTCGATATCAATCGGAGCGACATCGCACTATTCCAAGCTCAGTTGTTGAAGCAAGGTCTTGCCCCTAAAACGGTGAACGACATCTTCACGATTGTCAGGGGAGTTTGGGCCGATGCCTTTGACGACGGCATTCTGAAAAGCAATCCATTAGACCGGATCAATAACGTGGGATCGGATACCGACTCAGAATTTGCGGACCCGTTTAGCCGAGATGAAATTGACATGATCGCGAAAGCGGATGTCTCCCGGGCGCCGGACACTCGGATGATCGCTTTCAACTGTTGGGCTGGTTTGTCACTTTCGGAGCTCATTGCGTTGGCAGCGGAGGATGTGGACCTGATAGCCGGTACGGTGCATGTGAGACGAGCATTGGTCGTAGGTGAATTTAAGGTGCCCAAGGAACGCGCCAGGCTGCGTACAGTTGAGCTTATCGATCCAGCTCTTGAACTCATGAGGGAAATTGTCGCCGCTGCTCACAAAGCGCCCTATGAGGAGATCAGGGTGATTCAGCGAGACAACATCACCAGCAAGAAGCAGAAGGTGCGGTTTCTGTTCCGTAGCAGCACCAGCGGGTTGCTATGGAGTGGGCGGACGTTGAGCAAATGGTTTACTCAGCATTTGAAAAAAGCAGGCGTTAGACACCGGGGGGCTAACCAATGTCGGCACACCTTTGCTAGTCAGATGCTATCGAGTTATGTGCCGGTGGAATGGGTAGCCAGACAGCTTGGGCATGCGGACACAACGATGGTTAGGAAGCACTATGGGCGGTGGATTCCGACTGATACGAAGAGCATGGCGGGGATGGTTTCAACGATGTTGGGGTTTCGTTAAGAAAAGAATACAGTCGCCCCTTTGGGTGACGAATATAAAAAACAAAACTGGGAATCCAATGCAAAGCCTAAATGCACATTAGCATGCTGATTCAGCGCAACTCGAGACACCTTTCCTTGAAGAGATAGAACATTCATACTGACGACCACAAAGCACATTCAATACAAAAAACCAGGAACGTTCATGTCACAATCCTCCGAGCTTAGGGGTGGCGCTGGCTTCAGCTACGAAGGGCTTGTAGCCTCAACCTTTTTGGCTGCGCTATTGACCAGGGCGGGACAACGACCGCTGAATATAAGCATTAACACCGTTAAGCTTCAACAATCACCTTTTGGCTCACCGCTTGACGACATAATCATTGTTTACGACGAACCCAACGCAACGAAAATGCACATCCAAGTGAAACGCTCCTTAAGAATTAGTGCGGCAAAAACCAACAAGGACTTTCGCGAGATCATAGTAAACTCTTGGAAAACCTTTAAAGCACCAAGCAACCGAGATGGACATGACCACTACGGCGGCGCAACTGATACCATCTCAAGATCAAGTATAAGAAAATTAAGAAAAGTAACTCAAGCGGCACAACACAGCCATGACGAAGCAGTGTTTTTCTCCAGAAACAAAGAAAATGACACTGCCAGCAAAGACTTCGACGCAACAATAAAAATCATAACAACCATACTAAGCGAAGCCAAAATAAAACACACAAATCTTGAATTATTTACATTTTTGAAAAAGCTAGTCATCTTGGAATTCGATGTAATGGTTCCAGAATCGAATATCCCGTCAAATACTATAAATGAGCTCCGCCACGTTCTACAGTCCCCCGATCGCGCCCCCGACCTATGGCACCATCTAAACAGCATAGCCCGAGCCGGTGGAGGGCAATCTGCAACCTATAGCCAGGCATCTCTTAAAGCACTCCTGCATCCCTTGTTCACGTTTAAAGATCTCTCCCCCGCCGCCGCATTGGCAACGAGTAACTCTCTGGTACAAAACTTGGCGCCAGACCTAAAACCTACAACTTGCGACATCGCCATCTCATATACAAAGACACAGCACACAAGAGTAGCATTAATCGCACTAATTACTACTAATGATCCGACCGGCCTCGCACAAGAAATAAAATCTTGGAAATACAAAATAGAGAGAAGTCCATTTCTTAACTCGCAACAGAAAGCGTCAACAAAGGCTATGTCTTTGACGCAACTATTCGAAAGGCCAGAGTTAGCCAATATCGTCCTCCACGATCTCGCTACAACCAGCTTCTCCGCATACATCTATTATGGAAAAGTTTCGGAGGGAACCGAGTCGGAACCCGACATACTTAAGAACAAACTTCTGGCCACATCCTTACTTCATAGACTCAGTAAAAAAAGCGAGACGACTGAACTCATCCATTCGGAGATAGAGCGCATCCACTCATTAGTGGAGACTGCTAAAAATGACATCCAGAAAAAATATCATCGAGCACTTGACGCGCAAATTTCGAAAAACCACAACATAAATCGAAAAGAGTTAATTGAACTTGCTGACTTAACGGCCAGCATAGTCGCCGACCATCTCAACAATGAAGACCCAACATCCCCCCAAGGGTACATAGGATATATCAAATCAAGAATCCGATACGGGGAAAATATAATATCCGGAGAGAAGCATAAAAGAGATAGAAACCCTCTCGCTTAAGCCTAATTAATCATAGACCAAATTTTCTTGGCAAACTGAGGCTCAATTGAATAAGCGTAAGCCACGAGCCCTTCTAGCTGAGTTCTCGTTGGCGCTATAGAGCTACTATCCGCAGAGAATTCAAAATGCTCGTCTCCGTATTTTTTTACAAAATGAGCGATAAGTCTGAGTTTTTTCTTCATCTGCTTTGGGAGCCTTGGCCTTTCATCATCCACTACTGAAAGGCCGGTCACGAATTGGCGAGCCCCGCGATGCTGTGTATAGCAGCCTTTACCTTGCAATTCAAAACCACAACCTTTCACTACCGCTTCTATATTAGACGAGCTCGGAGGCTTATCACCGGAAAAAGTTATATTATCAGCATATCTAGTATAAACAGAGGAAGTTACGCGAGCCACCTCTAACATCTGTAGATCTAAATTTCTACACACGATATTGGATACAGCAGGACTGCATCTTGTACCTTGTAATAGACGGCCATCTATTGTCGAAACTCTAGCCAATATATGAGCCACAGAAGAATGCCCCCCTATGGTCAAGAACGCCTGCTCTACCTGGCTCTCAGTTATCGCATTAAAAAAATTCTTAATATCAGCATGAACAATAATTTTTTTTAAAAGATGGTATTGTGCGTTAGTCAAGGTCGAGCGACCATACACGAACCCCTGAACATGTTGTCCGTGCTGTACGCTATTGGCAATAATCATCGCTATAGACCGATGAAGTTGAGCAAGCCAAAACTCTTTCGCCTTATATACCTCTCGGTACTCCCCCCTTCGTCCTTTTCCTCGTTTTGCTATCCTGATGATCTGATAGTAATCAGCTTGGCAAGGCGCGTGCACATACTGCTGAATAAGCTGAGCCTTCACCCCAACGACAAGTGAAAGGTCATCCAAGGTGTGAATATCATCAATTTTGGTAGCTGTCAT